AAAATTACCTATTTCAAAATATGTGTTAATTTGATAATTTTTTATATGTTCATTAAATCCATCTAGAAATTCATCATAATCTTTTTTCAAAAGTTGGTTTAGTAAATATGAATCATTAGGATGAATTTTAAGATTATTACTTACATTTATTCCAGAGAAAAATAATTTTATGTGATTGTTTTTATCTTTTTGACAAAAATGTATTCTTACATAATTTTTATAATTTGTGTTTTTTTCTTGTAAATTATCCACATTATATTTATAATATTCATCACCAAAATTATATATATTTCCATCTTGACATAATAGAGGTTGTCCAGATGGTATATTATTATTATTATTATTCATCTAGAATAAGATTATTATTATATAGTAATACTTTTTTGAAAGTAAAAAATAAAAATAAAAATTATAATTTTTATTTGAAATTATATAATCGTGTCCATTCTTTAAATCTAGAAGTGTGAATTTTTTTAAGATTATTTTCATCAAGATAATCTAGACATTTAGTATGTTTTCGTAAAATTGGATCATCATTAACAAGACAAGTCATAAAAAAATTTTGTCTATCAATTGTGTTAATATTCATATTTGAAATATTACTAACGAAATTAAAGACTTGTCTAGAGAAAGATTCTGGAATTATTTTTTTAGAAAAATAACATTGGTTAATTTCAAAATTATCTAAAATTTCCAATGTTTTATCTAAAATAATATCTGAAACACCATAAAAATGTTTACCAATAACATAAAATTCTTCACTTGAAGGTCTACTTGTATATGGTTTAAATAAATACACCTCACGAAACATTAAATTGTATAAATAAATCATATTAACAAAACTACCACCCGCCATTTTCGATTCAGGTTGTGAATTAATAAATGGTGTAAAATGTTTAACAATACAATGTTTCCCAATTCCACAGGTTGCCATTACCATACAAACTTGTCCAAATTCGAGATGTTGAACTAATTTTAAACCAACTTCACTTGGTAATCCAGCATCTCCGGTTACGATATCAGGTATTCCATATTCTAAAACTTGTTTTCGCATATATTTAACGTTATCACTTATTAAAATATCTCCAGTCCCGTCTTTTCCATAAAACCATCGTTCTGGATATTTGCGAATAAATCCATAATCATCAGAAAATATATTTTTTCCAAAAATTCGTATATTTTTAGGATGTTTTGGATTCAATGAATTTGCTCTCCAATCCAATGTTATTTCTTTCCCAATAGTTTTATTTAAATAATATTCTAAACTCCAAATAAATTGTCCGGGTGCTTCAGCAAAATGAAATGATTTGAATGTTGTTTTTCGTAAATCAAAAAAATCAAATATGCTTAATATTTCCCATACTTTACAAAAAGCATTACTTGGATGATAAGGTAATTTATAATTACTAAATAAATAATTACTAACTCCACGTGTGAAATCTTCAGCAATTCTTGTTATTTTTTGAAGTGGTTCTCCTCCGTATATTTCAAGTAATTCATGACGAACACTTTTGACAATTGATAATGATTCGATTGAATTATCAAAATGTGAATATGTATAAGGTTCTTGGATAAAATGTATATTAATACGTGGTTTATTTTTACTAGAATTAAATTTTTTATGTTGTGAATATTTACGACTAGAATTTTTTGTAGAAAGTAGTTCTAGATGTGAGTAATATTTAATAATTTTGTTTTTAATTGGTTCACCAAATCCAAATAAATTATTTAAATTATCTTGATAATAATTATTAATAAGTGATAAATAATATTTGTTGTATGGTATTTTTTGAACATCTAGAATTGAAATTGATACAATCATAAATTCATACAAATATTTAATTAAATGTGTTTCATCACCTAATTTAAAAAATGTTATCTGATTATTAATGTTTCCAAAATAATTTATATACCTATCTTTAAATACATTAATTAACATTTTATCATTTTGATTTATTTTCACATCCATTTTCACATCATATAATATATTTAATTCTTCTTTTTTATTAGATGATTCAGTATAATAAAAAAATGGATATGTATTGTTATCTAGAGACTTAAGTTTTTGAATAAAATCATCCAATGATGAATCACTTTTTATTAATTTAGATTTATGATTAAGTATATTTAAAGCTAATTCTTTAATTGATAAATCATTATTAAATTTAGAACATTTAATAATAATATATGGGATAAATTTATTATCAACATTTTTATTAACAATTTCTATTTTTTCAAATGATTGATTTAATATTGCTATTAATTTTTGATAAATTGGAATATGTGGATATATTTCAGGTGTTATTATAAATAAATTACCATCTTTTTCTAGACATCGTAATGAATATAATATACTACATAAATATTCTTCTAATAATAAATAATTATTTATAGTTTGAAATTGTTTATCAATTGAATGAATAATATGAATGAATATTGAATTATAAAACTTGTTTGATTCAATAAAATTATCATTTATGTAAGAATTATAATTTCCAGTTATATTATTAATTTTTGAATCTTTAATAATTTTATCAAATATTTGATTTGTAGATTGTGTATTAGTTGAGTATTTACCAAGAATTAAATCTAAAGATGTATAATTGAATTTTTTTATTAAATCAATAATATTAATTGTATTAGTAATTATTAATAATTTTGAATTATGATTTATTATTTTATCTTTATTAAGTTCATTTTTAAGATTTAACAAGATATAATTAGATGTTAAATCACCATTGATAAATTTATTAGTAAATAATATTTCAGAAATATATTTCGTAAATATAAATAATTTTTTAAATTGTTCTGAAACGGTATCATTTTTTAATATTATATTTTTATATGTGGTATTTAGATTATTTTTAATAAATACATCAAAATTGTCATTATTGTATTTATCTAGATTTTGAAATAAATTATTATATGTATTGTATTCTTCTAAACTATAATTACTAAATATATTATTCAAATTATTATTATAATCATAAATTGAATCTAATGATTTATATTCAAAAATATTATCTATTTCATTATTGGTTCCACCACTAATATTATTTATATCAAACATTTTTTTAATTTATAATAAGATAAAAGTAATTTTTTTTCTATTTAAACAATAATAATAAAATAATAATGATGTTTCCTAATACAACCAACCAACAAGTAATTGCGAATAACATTAAAAATCAAAATTCACCATTTTATCAAGATACTCAACAATTACCATATAAAGGACATAATTATTCATTAGTTCCTAATGTTATTAATAGAAATCATCAACCTATAAATACAAATAACAATAATACAAATAATGATATAATTAATAATCAATTGATTTATTCAAAAATACCATTTGAGAATTTATTTTTCTGGACATTTGTTCTTTTAATAATTATTGATTATATATGGATCGGGCTTCTATTTAGTGATCATTATAAAATATTATATAGTGAAATTCAAAATCAAGAACTTAGAATTAGATTTCCATCTGTCTTAATTGTATATTTATTCTTAACATTATTAATAGTTGTTTTTGTAATTCCAAATATTGAAAAAGAAGCACAATTTCAAATGAGTTTAAACCAAAATAATCAAAATGGAGAATTACAGACAAATCAAATAATAAAAATTTCCGCAAAATATGGTGGATTATTAGGTTTAGCTGTTTATGCGATTTACAATTTTACAAATCATGCTGTATTTGAATATTATAGTTTAGAAGCATCATTAATTGATACATTATGGGGAGGTTTTTTAATATTTATTGTAAGTACTGGTGTTTACATGATTACACATAAACGAAATGTTTCAAAAGAACAATTTATTTCAGAACAAATAATAATATAAGTATCACCAAATACTTTTTAGAAAAAAGTATCGGCAAATACATTTTCACAGTTATACTTTTTAGAAAAAAGTATCGGCAAAAACAATTTCACAGTTGCCTCTGGCACTGATTTTCATTCTAGAATTATTACACTATGAATCCCACCCACCCGACCGAAGGGAATAAAAAATTTAGAATATATATTTTAATTAATTAATATTCTGATTACTATTATATAAAGAACATTAATACCAAATAATATATGAAGTATTAGTATAAAATAATTACATCATATACATAATTCTAATTAAATTATTAATATATTTATTATCTCCCTTCGGTTGGTGGGATTCATAGTGTAAATCATTTTTGCTAGTGCTTTTTTCTAAAAAACATACCGTAGACAACTAGGAAATTATACCGATTAACTACCATACACATAAAAATTATTCAATTGAAAAACTTTAAAAACTTAAAATAAACATCTAGAATACAATTTTACAAAAAATAATTCTAGATAAATAATTCTAAAAAAAATAATTCTAAAAAATAATTATAAATATAATGTATCAAATTCCAGAAATATATTATTTATATGATTTTAGAGGTGTTAATCATTTCAAAAAAGGAACATATAATGGATATCAAAAAGGTGATGTTTTTAAAGCCTTAGAAATAAGTATATATGAAGGGAAAATTGAGGAGAGTTGTTATTGGGGATTAGAATTATTAATATCTGGACATATTGATGAATTATGGGAAAAATTAATAATACTTAATGCTAAAATAATTAACTTAGGAAATCCTAAATTATCATCTTTCTTATGGTCAAGATATTCAGATGCTTTTCAATTATTCAGTCCTGAACAAGAAAATGACCCAACATTACGATTAAATTTAAGAAATAATCAAGAAACACGAAATCGAATTGTTGAAATAATAACAATTATGAGTTTATCAATTAAAAATAAATTACCAAATAATGTTCGTATTAAAACAGATGATTTTAAAATAGATACTTTTAAAAATCATTTATCAATGTCTGTTAATGATACTAAATTAATTAGTAAAATTATAATTGATGATGACCCAAACGAAATTAAACTTGTTATAAATGAAATCGCAAATTTAATTCATTTTGATATTAATACTGATACATATAACACAAAAGATATCGAAATTAAAACAAAAAAATTAATCTATTGGTTAAGTTGGATTTTTGAATGGGAAAATATAAACATTAAAAAATACAATGATTTTCCATGTGGATTACGACAACGAAAATACGTAAAACCACAATTTTATAAAAATATTGTTTGGTTAATATGGGATGTTATTATTCAAGAAACATCATATCGTGGTTCTGACCAAATGATACAACAAATTTACTCATTGTTTAAAATGTTTCGTTATAATTTTAATTTAAGTTCAAAAAAAAGAAAAATACCTTTAATTATTCAAGCATTATTAATGTTAATATATGATGTAAAATGGTCAATACCATTAATACAAAATAATAATAAAAAACTTGTTATTCAAGCAATGGCAAATGTTAATTTTTTATTTACAGAATACAAACAAAATGAACAAGTAAAAATAATGCCGGAAGATTTACATTATAAAATTTTAACAAAAAATGATTTTTTAATTTCGAGTAATAGTCAAATTCTAGACCAAGAAAACAATAAAAAATTAAAAGATAATCAATATTTTTCTAAAAATAAAGAACATATTAATCTAAATAATATTAATGATAGACAATCATTAATTGAAGAAGCTGAAAGATTAGCAATTGAAAGAAGAGAAAATCAAGGATTAAATATTGATAAATTTGAAAAATTTGTAGACTATAAAAAAACACAAAATTATAAAAATACAATTTCTAAAGAACCACTCCCTAATTATCTAAATCCCGATATTCATTTATCAACTAAAAATATGATTACTCAAATACAAAATATGATAGAGAAAAAAGTATAAATTAATTATTTAGTTTTTTTTATATCAATTATTATTTCTGGAGAATATACACCATCATATATTTTATTAATATTTTTACCTATAATGTCCAATGGAACTGACCTATATAAATATTCTTCATCAAATGCTAAATTATTTGTTTCCGTTTTGATATGTTTTATTTGTTCTTGATTATCTAATAAAAAACTCATCATATTGTTTTTATGTTTTACTTGTTCTTCAATACTGTTGTATTGTGTATCATTTGTTTCTGGTGATAAGATATCCTCCATCTCCATTTGTTTATCTGTATTTGACACCTGTTCAATTGTTTGAGTTTGGAAATTGGGATTTGTCATTGTTTCCCCATCTTCAATAATATTATATTGACTAACTTTGGGTATCTCAATAAATTTCGGTTTTTTCTGTGGTGGTATTATTCCAGTTTGTAATATCGATTTCCTAATAGAAGAATTATTTTGTTGTTCATTTAATATTTTAGGTTTATCGTCCATAAATCTAATCAATCCAATTTTATTTAATTCTTGATTATTTAGATTTGATAGATTCATGAATAAATAATAATATGGATAATCCGGTTCTTCTATCTTCTTACGAAAAATTAAATAATTCATTAAATATAAAAATGAATTATATAATATTTTATCAGGTGTATTTAATAGTTCATTCATATTTAAAAATTTATATCTTTCAATATTATTAATCATATTATGAAACATCGCATATATAAGATTTACATCTTTATTATTATATGGTTCTGTTATTAAATCTTGATTTTGATTTTGAAAACGAATTGATGGGTCTAGAATTACCATATAAATAAAATTCATAACATTATTTTTAATATTATCATTATATTTTATCGATAAATCATAATTTTGATTAACTTCAAATGCTTGATTATTGTTATTATTTAAATATATATTTAAAAAATCATCGCAATTATCTATTTTATTCCCTGATTTTAAATCTTCATTTATCTTATTTTTTAATAAATTTATAATATTAACATAATACACCATAACTAAATTAACTAACATACCAACATCTTTATTTGATTGTTGTTTATATATTTCAATTAATTTTTTACCCATTGATGAAATCATAAATGATAATATTTTATCCAATTTAATGTAATTATCCATCGTTTCTTGATTACACACATTATTTAATTCTTCTCGAAATTTATTCATATTATCCTGATTTATATTACTCTGATTTGTGATATTGGAATTTGTGTTATTGGAATTTGTGTTATTGGAATTTGTGTTATTGGGATTTGTGTTATTGGGATTTGTGATATTGGGATTTGTGTTATTGGGAATTGTGATATTGGGATTTGTGATATTGGGATTTGTGATATTATTAAAATGTTCTATTTTATCTGGTGATTTTCTTAAAAAATTCCAATAAATTAAATAAAAAAGAATACTTATTAATATTATGATTATTATTATTATTCCTAATTTTAGCATATATTTATAATTTTAAATAAATGTATCTTACTTTAGTATTATAAAAGAAATTTTATTTTCCCCATTTTTATAATAGTAATTTCAAATGAATAAATTTATAAAAGTCTCTTTGTAATAATTTTCATATTCGGAAATTTATTATATTTGTATTTTTTATCGATTTGTTTATTTTCATCATGTCCATATAAAATATACGCACTATCTTCCCAATCAGAATCAGTCATATTCCATTGATTAAATGCTTCACGAGATATATAAGAACAGTCTAACATTTGATAAAGATATTTTTCACCTAACGCAATTGGATAAGGGACATCATTATTACCTATCATAGAATAATATTTAATAATAGTATCATTATTTGGTGTTGTAAATTCATAAATATTTGAACCTATATGTAGATATTTATTATTATCTAATTGAGCCAAAATAGAATTACCTTTACTATTTTTTGGATTCCAATATTTATCTGGTTGGTCTTTTAATGTATGTTTTCCAATCCATATTTTTGTTGTTTTATAGCTTTTAATCAATTGATTATAATATTGTTTTTTTAATTTATCATAATCTTCAAAGTCGATATGTACATTTTCAGGAATTCGATAAATATGTAAATTTGTATTACCATTAACAAAAACTAGAAATGGTCTTCCTCCATTATCATGTGTATAATATGATTTTAATTTTTTAATATTATCTGGAAAAGGTTTTTGGGTTAATGGTAATTTATTACCACATACATATTCTGGTAGATTTTTTCTTTCTGATTTTAATTCTATCCAATTTTTCCGTATTTTAGTTTTCTTTTTTTCAAAAGTATTATATTTTTTCCAAATATGTATATATTCAGGTTCATCCGATTTTATAGCATTTATACTTTTATATCCTTTTGCTAATTTTGTTAATGTTTTACCATTCTTCTTATAAGTTATTTTAGTTCCATGTCCTGATTTACCTTCTTTTGGTGTAAACCATTCTGTCACTTAATTATATCTAACAAATCGGTTTTTACATTCTTCAGGTGTATATTTTTGATACATTTTATTAATATACATGTTAGAAAAAAATGATGTTATTAAATAATTTATTTACACACTTATACAATATAACAACATTCTGGATATTTTTGACATGGATAATTAGCACATGGAAACCCAGTTAAATTACGTCCTCGTAAAACTTCAGAGGGTTTATCTATAAATGTATTGGTGTGGTTTATTATTTTTAATTTCATTAATTCAATTGTATTATAATATTCTGTATCATTAATTAAATTATATTTTTCTCCATTATCAACATATAAATTATAAAACATTGGTTCTAATCCTAAAATATTATTTGCCCTACATTGTCTATCAATAAAATTATCAGGAGCATTACCACCACTTGTGTATATATTTAATTTATAATTTCTATATCTCATTCCCATAACTGAACCAATTGATGTAATAGGTTCAAACGTTCTTACAGAATGATAATAAAATTCTTCTCGTGGTGTTAATAAATCAATTCTATTATCAGTCTTATTAAAATAATTCCAGAAATTATATCCATCAAACCAATCATTATTTGAAATTTGTGCCATCGATAAAATAGTCGAAAACCAATCTAAACCAGTTATAAACATATTACTACGTCTAGCATTTATTCCTTCATAATATATTAAAGCAGGAACACGATGTCCTCCTTCCCATGTTGAACCCTTACAACATCTAAACGGACTATTATCTCCACCTTTACTATTATATTTATATAAAGCCCCATTATCAGATGTAAAAATAATGATTGTTTGTCTGTCATTATTTAGATTGTTCTTATTTGTAATATGATTAATAAAATTACCAATCCAATTATCTAATGCGGTTATACTTGAATGATATATATCAGAAGGATATAATGGTAAATGAGCATGATGAAAACTGATTTGTAGAAAATATGGATGTTCGATATTATCAGTAAAATTAATTGCGTTATCAAAATATAATTTATCGACTAGATTAAAATCGAGTTTTGTTTGTAAAATAATTTTATCATTTTGAAATATTGGACAATAACCATAATATGAATTATTATTAACAGAACCGGTTCCATCAATATCACTATAACAAACATCATGTGATAGAGGCATACCATAATAATAATTAAATCCGTGTTCCCATGGTGAATGACCATTATTTAATCCCAAATGCCATTTTCCAATAAATCCAGTTGTATAATTATTTTGACCTAAAATATTTGGAAATATAACATATGATTGATTTAATCCACCAATCATATATGGATCTAAAACACCCGGATATAATCCAAGTCTTCTAAAATATTGACCTGTTAACATTGAACCTCTTGAAGGTGTACATACAGAAGCAGGTGAATAATATTGATTAAAATAAAGACTCTTAGATGCTAATTTGTCAATATTTGGTGTTTGATATGGATTTCCATTAAAACTCAAATCTCCATATCCTAAATCATCCGCTAATAAGAAAATAATATTTGGTTGTTCTGTTTGTTTTGTTTGTATTGTCATACATAATAATAAAATATTTAATAATATTAACATTTTCAATTAATAAACTTTTTAATAGATAAACTATCATATACAAATATATTCAAATCAATTTTTATTTTGAAAAAAAATCTAGATATAAACAATATATAAACAATATATAAATTATCTAATTTAAATATGGAAAATTATAATTTTTTTGATAATCCACCCAATTTGTGTTTTCAAAAAAAAACAAAAATGAATGAAGTTTTTCAGACAGTTGAATCTAAATATAATAATGAAAAATATCCAATATTTGATAAAAATTTATATGGGAAAATATCATTAATAATCGGACGTAAAAAAGTTGGTAAAACTCAGTTAGCAAAAGAACTAACATATAGTTTAATTGAAAAAATGGCGGATTCAAATATAATTACTGATTATAATCGAATAATTATATTAACATTACATCAAAGCGAACATTACGATGAAATTGAGGATATTATTGATACAAACAAAACTAATTTCCAAATAATAAATTATTTTACACAATTAAGTGATAAAATAAAAGATCCAAATGAAGATTTTAGTAATTCATTGATAATTATTGAAGAGGATATTAATTTAGATGAAAAAAATAAAGATACACAAGATTTAAAAAACTTTTTTGATTATGCTAGTCATAAACAAATGTCAATAATTATTGTGCGTAATAATATAACATCTTTACCAACAATTGTATCATCATTGATTGATTGTTTATTTATTTTTAGTGGTGCGATTTATGCTGATTTACAAAAAATTCATAGTAGATTTTTACCTGAAATTGGCTTTGGTAATTTTTATCATATATATCGTGAAATAATGAATCCAAATGATAATAGTATTTGTGTAATTAATCTACTTATTCCATATCGTATTAAAAAAGAATCTAGAAAAAAATGGAATATATTAGATTCATTTTATCGATATTATTTAAAAGAGGAAATATTTGATGATTCTTCAAATGATGAGTGTCAAAATGATTTAATTATTGATAATTTTGAAACAGAAAAACCATCTGGTCGTTGTTCAATTGGTATTAAACGTTCATGGAGAAATAATAGTAAAAGAAAAGGAAGTTATAGTAAAGTAAATAAATATAATATTAATCCAATTGATGATGGAACATCATATTTAAATTTTCAACCTATTGACAGTTCAGACAATTCAGATAATGATAATATTGATGTAAATAATAAATTATATAAAAATAAAGATGAAATTAAAGACCAAATTCGCATTAAATTAAATCAAATAAATGATTTGGTTAATGACATAAAAAATTTAATCCGTATTTAATAATTTATATATTTGGAATTTTAATTAATTTATTATCTTCACAATAAAGATATTTAAGTGAATTCGGAAGTTTTGGTAATTCACTTAAATTATTATTATAACAATTAATATAAACAACATTATAATAATTATTAATTTCTTCAAAATGTATATATATTATTTAATTATTTATAAAAAATTGAATTGATTTTCATAAATAAAATACTTATCATAATACAATATAGAGAATGAAAAGTAAACTTGAATTAAATAATGTAGTTGTAGAGGATAATAATTTACCTGAACTTCCAAAGAAAATTAATAAGACAAAACCAAAAATTTTAATTATTGAAGAAGAAGATACAAAAGATACTAAAAATGATAAACAACTTATAATAGATAAATTTATGAAAAATATAAAAGGAAAACCTATTCTAATTGAAAATACTAAACATTGTGGAAGAGAAGGTCATTGGTTAGAAACACAATTTGGAATTAGCCATAATGCTAAAAATGAACCTGATCTTTTAGGATATGAAATGAAAAAAAATTCTTCAAAAATAACATTTGGTGATTTTAGTGCGAGTGAATATTTATTTTCAAAAAAGAAAGAAACAATTGAAAATTTGAATAAGTGGGAAAAAGGTAAAAATAATATTACACGAGAAGATTATATAAAATATTTTGGAAGACCTAATCCATTAAAAAATAACAGATATTCTTGGTCTGGGAGTTGTGTTCCAACTTATGGAATTTGGAATCATTGTGGACAGATGTTAAAATTTAATGATAATTTAGACCTTTGTGTATATTATTCATTTGAAAATGATACACGGGAAGATAAAAATTCCTATCCAAAATTTATTCAAAATAATATAATAATAGCAATATGGGAAAAGAATAAATTAGAAAAACATATTAATAAAAAATTTAATAAAAAAGGTTTCTTTATATGTAAAAAAATAAATGATACATATGAAAAAATTTGCTTTGGTAAGCCATTTGACTTTAATTATTTTGTTGATAATATTAAAAATAAAAATATAATATTTGATAGTGGTATGTATCAAGGTAATTCAAGAAATTATTCCCAATTTAGAAGTACAGCAAATAATTTTTGGAATATTTTGATTACTGAAGAATATTAGATATATATTTACCAAGATGATAAGCAAATTTACACGCAACAGCATTACCGATTTGAATAATAATATCTTTTTTTGAACCTTCCAAAATATAATCATCTGGAAAAGTTTGAATTCTCTTAAGTTCTTGTATAGTTAATCTTCTTATTTCCGTATCGTTGTATTTAACAAGTGCGTCATACCCATCTTTCCAGTATCTTGCTGGAATTGTAAATGATGGTTTTTCAAAATCTAAAAATTGTGCTCCAAAACCTGTTCCGTTTTTCTTTGCTTTATTTTTTTTATTTTGAATACCCAATAATGCCTTTTCACTTAAATAATAACTTAAATCTATTTCACTTTTTGGTAATAGAATATTTTTTACAGGTATTCTATTTTCAATACTTAATACTGGTTCTGGTTCAGTTGGAATAATATTTAAATCTTTTCGAATACCAATTATAATTGTCCGTCTTCTATTTTGTGGAACTTCGAAATCACTCGCATAAAGTTTTGTCACTATACAATTATAATTTGTATTTAGTTGTGATAAAATTATATCAATAACTTTTTCATTTTTATCAGTTTTCATAGATAAAATACCAATTACATTTTCCATTATAAACGCCTTTGGATTAAAATAATTTATGTATTTTACATATTCCATAAATAATGAATTTCGTGGATCTTTTGTATCTCTTTTTCCAGCAATGGAAAATCCTTGACAAGGTGGTCCTCCTACTATTAAATCAACATTCTTATTTTCTTTATTATACATATCATTAAATTTTTCAGGTGGTAATTTTGTTAAATCTTCACATATTGCTTGGTGATGAAAATTCTTTTTATAACTATTAATTGCTTTATTCCAAACATCAATTCCAGCAATAATATTTAGTCCAGCATCAGTTAAGCCTTTACTCATTCCACCACATCCACAAAATAAATCTATTACATTGATTGATTTTAACTTGTCCTTCTTTTTTTTAGGAACAATTATAAATTCTTCTTCATCATTTTCAATAATTACATTATTAATAGTTTCAATATGATTTTCATTTTTTGTAGCGGTAATATTATTTATGAGTTCAATTAATTTACCTTTGTTTTCTGACTTACGCTTTTTAATTCCAAGTTCTTCACACTTCTTTAAAAGTTCTGTTTTTGATAATTTGGTTAAATCCATTTGTTTAATATTACAAAATGTATCACTACTAATATCAGTAATATTATTTAAATCAATTTTTTTATTATATAATAAAAAACTCATTATATATTTACTAAATATTTTATTTTTAAATTAATTAACAAATTAAATATTTATATTTTGACTATCATTAAATTTTAATTGATATTTGTTTGTATTCAAATGAGAATCCATCATAGATTTTACAAATACACCCAAAATAACAGCATTCACAATAATACTTACTATCGTTTTGATAATACACTTAATTAATTCTCCCAACGATAAAAATTTGAAGTAAATTAGGAAGTTCTGGTAATACACTTAATTGATTATAATGACAATAAAGTTCTATAAGTGAATTCGGAAGTTTTGGTAATTCACTTAAATTATTATTATAACAATTAATAACAACAACATTAT